TTTGGGGAAAATTCCGATGCACTCAGGCTGATTTTGGAGGGAGCAAATATTTCCATAGAGGAGGCCTGCAGCCTTGATCTTTTCAGTGTATCGGAAATAAGAAAACAAAAAGGCGGTGGATTGGATATACAATTTTATGACAGGGTTGACGCTATGGAGAAGCTGCTTAAATATTGCGGCGATAATGCCGGAGATGAGGGTAGCCTCTACAGCGCCTTGATGAGCAGTGCTGTTAAAATTGGCGATGCAGGACTTTTGAAGGAAAATACTCATGAGGTTTGAAACATTTTCGCCAAAGCAGCTTGCGGCGCTTAGCTGGTGGTGTGAAAACAGCCGATACAAAAATTTTGATGCTGTTATATGCGACGGTGCTGTGAGAAGCGGAAAAACAATATGCCTTTCTCTTTCTTTTGTTTTTTGGAGCATGAAGTCTTATTCAGACCAAAATTTTGCGTTGTGCGGCAAGACCATTAAGTCACTGGAACACAATGTGGTTATTCCATTGCTGGCAGTTCTTAGAAAAGAGGGATTTGCCTGCGACTACAAATCCTCCAAAAGTTTGGTTGTAATTTCTTATGGGAACAAGCAAAACCGATATTATCTTTTTGGCGGCAAGGATAAGGGTTCGGCGGCGCTTATACAGGGAATCACGCTGGCGGGTGTGTTTTTTGATGAAGTTGCGCTTATGAACAGGAATTTTGTGGAGCAGGCACTTGCCAGATGCTCGGTTGAGGGGGCAAAGCAGTGGTTTAACTGCAATCCTGAATATCCTGAGCACTGGTTTAACTGCGAGTGGATATTAAAAGCCAAGGAAAGAAATGCCCTGTATTTGCATTTTGTTATGCAGGATAATCCGTCCCTGTCGGCAAAAGTATTAGAGCGTTACCAAAAGCTTTATTCGGGGGCATTTTACAAGCGGTATGTTTTGGGCGAATGGTCGGCTGTGCATGGCGCAGTTTACCCCATGTTCTCGGCAGACGATCATGTGGTTGATACTATACCCAAATGCGAAAGATATGTTATCTCCTGCGATTATGGAATAGTCAACCCGGCCTCGTTTGGCTTATGGGGAAAAAGCGGCGGCAAATGGTACCGCATAAAAGAGTATTATTATGACTCAAAGGTTTGTGGATTGCAAAAAACAGATGAGGAATATGCGGAGGAGATGGATAACCTTGCGGGTGAAAATAAAATAGATGCGGTTATTATAGACCCGTCGGCCTCCAGTTTTATCGAGTGCATTAAAAGGCGGGGCAAATACAATGTTGTGCCTGCAAAAAACAATGTATCCCACGGTATAAGGCTTGTAGGCGGAAAGCTGAAAAGTGGCAATATGCTTATACATAAATGCTGTACCGACTGCATAAGGGAGTTTTCGCTTTACCGCTGGAACATTAATGCACAGTGTGATGTACCTGTAAAGAAAAATGACCACGCAATGGATGATATGCGCTACTTTGCTATGTATGCTTTCGCTGAAAACGAGACTGTGTTTTTTGCGGGCAGTGTAGAAAGAAAAACATAAGCAAAGGCAAATTGTAAAAACATTGCAGTAAAAGCAGAATGTGAAGGTTCTTATTTAAATTTGATTTTACCAAATGAAAAGCTAGTGAAAGGAGAGAAAAAGCTGGGAATAAAAGATTTTTTTTCAATAAAAAATAAAGTGTGCGCTGTGCAGACAGCGAGAGAACCTGACGGATATTTGGGCGGACTTGCAAGATACACCCCTATAGCGCCGGCCGAGTACGGACTGTATGCTACAATGCGTGAGGCTGTGCCGATAATAGATGCGGCGCTTGACAAAATAGTAAGGCTTACAGGTGATTTTGAGGTTGTGTGTACAAGGCGGGAAAACCAAAGAGAACTGGAAAGCTTTATTCAGAATATTCGTGTCGGAACGGGTTCCTATGGTATGCACCAGTTTGTTGCCGCTTACTTAAACAGCCTTTTGACTTACGGCAATGCCGTGGGCGAGGTAGTGCTGGAAAGTGACGGATGCAATGTTGCGGCGCTTTACAATGCCAAACTAAGCGACGTATGTATATGTGCAGGAAAAAGTCCGCTGGATGTGAAAATAGGCACTACAGATATGGCTATGGGATTTACACCTGTAAAATATCCCGAGCTTGTAATGTTTACAGCGCTTAACCCGCCGCCGGGAAGTGTGACAGGGGTATCGCTGCTTAGGAGTCTGCCGTTTGTAACATCAATATTAATGGAAATATATTCGTCTATAAATACAAACTTCAGGCGCATTGCAAACCTGCGGTATGCCGTTACTTACAAACCGGGAAGCTCCAGACTGGACAAGGCATATGCCAAGGATATAGCCGAAACTATAGCCAAGGAGTGGAGCAGTGCTATGGATAGTGCGGCTACAGGCAATATAAAAGATTTTGTGGCTGTGGGAGATATGGACATAAAGGTAATAGGCGCTGATAACCAGATGATAAACACAGAGATACCTGTAAGGCAAATGCTGGAGCAGATAGTGGCAAAGCTGGGAATACCGCCGTTTATGCTTGGCCTACACTGGTCTACCACTGAGCGTATGAGTACACAGCAGGCCGATATATTAACCTCCGAACTGGAAAGCTACCGCAGAGTTTTGGACAGCGTGATAGTAAAAATCTGCGATATATGGCTAAAAGTAAAAGGGTATACAGGCACAGTTAATGTATTGTGGAATGATATAAACCTACAGGACGAGCTGGAAACGGCAAAGGCAAGGCTGATAGGTGCGCAGGCGGATGAAATAACATCCGGTATGGGAGAAAAAAAGGGAGAGTGATGAATATTTGAAGCTTTCGACAATAGAAAAATCTATGGCGGCAAGCGAAATAACAGCAGAACAGCTTGAAACAATAAACTGTTATACCCGCAGGGAGCTAAATGCGGAGGAGGTTTTTGTGTTCTCGGTCATTTTGTGTGACAACGAAATAGACAGGGATTTTGAGCAGTTTCCAAAGGATTCGCTGGAAAAACTGGCAGAGCTTTATAAAGGCAAAACAGGTGTGTTTGACCACAGACCGAACGCTGAAAACCAGTCGGCCAGAATATTTGATACGGAAATTATTGCGGCTGACAGCCAAAACAGCGTGGGTGAGCAGTACATATGCCTGAAAGCTTTTGCTTATATGGTTCGCTGTGAAAAAAACAGCGACTTGATTTTGGAGATAGATGCAGGAATAAAAAAAGAAGTCAGCGTGGGCTGTGCAGTGGAAAAAACCATTTGCTCTATTTGCGGAGCAGACACAAAAATCAGCGGCTGTAACCACAGCAAGGGCAAGGAATATGACGGCAAGCTGTGCTACTACCTGCTGATAAACCCGACTGATGCGTACGAATGGTCGTTTGTGGCTGTACCTGCACAAAAGAACGCAGGTGTAGTAAAGGGATATAATGACAGCGTTAAAATGATTGACAGGCATGAGGCGACATTTGAAAAGCTGTTTTTGGCTGATGAGGATGTGATTATTGCAAAATCGCAGATGCAAACGCTGGCAAGGGAATATGCACAGCTTAAAGCCTTTGCGAAGATAGGGGAGGAGCATACCGAAAGCATGAAGCATGAAGCGGTAAGGCTAATGCTTATTGCCCAGCCTGAGCTTGATAGTGATATTGCAAAAAGTGTTGTGGAAAAAATGGACAATGCACAGCTTAAAGAATTTGCAAGAATTTTTGGAAAAGCGGCGGCCGAAAAACTGCCGATAATGCCGCAACTTGTGCAAAGTAGTACCGAAAAGACAGGAAAAAATGACAGCCAGTTTAGAATATAAAAAGGAGAAAATGACAATATGAATTATGAAAGCATAAGACTTGATAAAAGCATGTACAAAGGCGAGGGCGGTTTTTCCCGCACATTGGAAAAGCTTGACCCATCCAGAAAATATGAGAGCACAGACCTGCACGGACTGGATGCTTTTCAAAGACAGCTTAAGCGTTTTGATATTAAGGTAAGCGGCGAGTATTCGGATGCTATATCCAAGTTTTTCAAAACATCGGATTCTGCGGCATTGTTCCCTGAATATGTTGCAAGGGCAGTAGCACAGGGTGCTAAGGACGCAAGCATTCTTGACGAAATCACAGCATCTAAAACCAATATAGACAGCCTTGATTACAGGTCAATCAGAACTGATTTGAGCAATATTGCAAGCTTTGACGCTATTGAAGAGGGGCAGGAAATACCGTCCACAAATATTACGCTGGGAGAAAACCTGGTAAAGCTGAAAAAGCGCGGCAGGTTGCTTAGCGCCTCGTACGAGGCTATAAAGTTCCAGCGTGTGGATGTTTTTACAATTGCGCTTAAACAAATTGGTGTTTACATTTCCAAAGCAAGAATGGCTGACGCTGTGGATGCGCTTATAACAGGCGGTGAAAATGACACAGCGGCGGAAATTGTTAAGACTGCCGGTGCCGCTCTCGCATATTCCGATTTGCTTGCGCTTTGGAATAAATTTGAGGATTTTGAGATGAATGTAATGCTCTGCGCACCTGATATGGCTATGAAGGTGCTTAACCTTGCGGAGTTTAAAGACCCTGCATGCGGCGCAGGACTAAACGCTACACCAATGGGCGCTAAGCTTATAAAAACCGGCGCTGTGCCCGCAGGCAAAATAATTAGCTTAGACAGCCGCTTTGCACTGGAAATGGTAACCGCAGGCGATATTAATGTGGATTACGACAAACTTATTAATACCCAGCTGG